GTCCTGGCGTTGCTTGAAGCGTTCCCAAACCACAAGGCCGTCATTATCGGGCTGGATAACTCCAACAACTTCAAGGTGGATCATCCCCGCGTGATCGACCTATTCAACACAACCAAGCAGTTCCGCTCGCTGTTCCCCATCGTAAGCGGGGCGGACTTTGTCGTGGCACCGGACAGTAGTGTCAACCACGTGGCGGCCGCCTTCGACACGCCTTGTGTGTCGCTTTGGGGGTCATACGACCCAAACGACAGAATGACTTACTATCAAAAGAACATCTCGGTCTTCAAGCCTGACACCTGCCCGCACGCTCCGTGCCGCCCTCATGCGGGTCTACCGCAGCAGAAGTGCAAGGACGCGATTAACAAGACACCGAAGACGCAGATGTGGTGCAATGCTCTTCGCAACATCACCGCCCAGGATATCGTCGAGGCGGCGAAGAAAGCGATGGAGTTGGAGGGATAATTTAATCCGGCGCATGGTGTGCGGAGAGATTCCGCAACGGGAAGTCCTCCTAGTGTGTTCTCCCCTTGAAACAAAGCCGGATTGTTTTTATTATGAACCGATGCCCCGAATGGTACGCAGAGAGATTCTGCGGCTGTGCGTCACTACCCACATCTGAAACAAAGGGGCATGACTTGCGGACAATAGAATTGGTAGTATAAACAAAAGCAGAAAGGCAGGTAGTGAAATGAATGAGACTATGTTGTCCACGCTTCGTGGACGTTTGGGCGGAAGGGCGGTGTTTCTGTTCGTTCCCAAGGGGGAGAAAGGCCCGACGACTTCGGGCTGGCAGAACATCAAGTACGAGGAAACCACAAGGCCGGAGTACATCCAGCGCCTTTTAACCTCCAACATCGGGGTGCTGCTTGGCGAGGAGTCCGGGCATCTTTGCACCATCGACGTGGACAGCGACACGCGGGCCGATGAGTTCCTTAAACTCAACCCAGAACTGGCCAAGACATTCCAGACCAAGGGCGCGAGGGGGCGGAACTTCTGGGTCATCATGAAGGGCGAGTACCCTGAGTTCTCCAAGATCAAGGCGGGGCAGGAGGATTGGGGTGAGTGGAGGAGCAAGGGCGGACAGACCATCGTGTACGGAGTTCACCCCACCGGAATCAATTACACCTATCCAAACCCCGGATCGTCCGCCATCGAGATTGAGTTTGCCGACATCAACTGGCCCAAGGATGTCAACAAACCGTGGGAGCAGGAGATGGCCAAGAAAGCCTTGGATGATATTTCAAAGAAGTGGGGCGGACCATTCAAGACCAGGGTGACGGCTGACGGGGAAACCATCATCGCGGGACTCAACGAACCGTTCTGGGCGGCCAAGTATTTCAACGAGAATCGGGTTCTGTGGGAGCCAGCCGAAAGGAAGTTCTACGCCTACGACGACGACACGGGGCTTTGGGACATCAAGAGCGAGGACACAATCAAGCAGGGCATTAGCCAGGACATCCTCAACGTGGGAAGGGATCTGGGTTACCCGTCAACGCAGGAGATGCGGAGCGAGCGCCTGCTTTCGGCCATCGTCAAGCAGCTTCGCGGAATGGTGGAGGTCAAGGATGCCTTTGTCGGCAAGGGAACCCAAGGCGTGCATTGCGCCAACTGTTACCTGACTTTTGACGACACGGGCGTGATCCACCAGCATGATTTTAACCCGGACTTTTATTCCAGAAACCAATCGCCCATCGAGTTCAAGGAGCTTGACCTTGAGCCGACCCAATTCCTTGAGGAGCTGGTCAAGCCAACACTGCCATCGGAGGATGACAGGGCGATCTTCCAGAAGTACGGCGGGATGTGCCTGTATGGCAGGAACATCATCCAGCGGTTCATGGTGATGTACGGACAGGCTGGCGGTGGCAAGTCAACGCTGGTCAACGTCATCCTTAACATCGTGGGCAAGCACAACATGGCCAGCCTTCGGACCGGCCATCTTAACAACCAGTTTGAGCTGTTCCGATTCAGGGCCAAGACGCTCCTATCCGGCACCGACGTTCCAGGCAACTTCCTGTCCACGCCAGGGGCCAAAGTCATCAAAGGGCTGACGGGTGGAGACACCATCGAGGCCGAGGGCAAGGGACTCAACGATGGCGTGGTATTGCAGGGGATCTTCAACATCCTGATTACCGCCAACGAGAGGCTGAAGGTTGCCTTGGAGGGTGACGTGGAGGCTTGGGGTAGGCGACTGCTTCTCCTTGAGTTCTCCAGTCCTCCACCGGCCAAGAAGGTGGACAGGTTCGCTGACAAGCTGGTGGAGAAGGAGGGGTCAGCCATTCTGGCTTGGTTCCTGCGGGGGTTGGTGAAACTGCTCAAGGAGGTAAGGGAGACCGGCGACATCGCGCTATCCAAGGAGCAACTGGAAAAGACCCGCAACTTGTTGGCCGAGTCGGACAGCGTCACCCACTTCATCAACGACCGGGTCCACAAGGTGCAGGGCCACAGCGTCACCAACGACGAGTTCATAACGCTCTACGGCGAGTACTGCGCGGAGAAGGGATGGGTTGCGATGGAGCAAGCAAGGCTTCAGCGGGTCATCAATGCCAAGATGCTTGAGATGCGCCAAGTCACCCAGAGCCACTCGGTTGAGGCTGGCAAGGGCAAGAACAAGCGGGGCTTCAGGAACATCAAGGTGGATGGCCAGGAGCGCCATGCCAGCTTCGAGGATCTGTGATGGGGCTGGACATATCCAAGCTGAAGAATGTCAAGAAGGGGCCAAGCGGCGGCGTTCGCGCCGGATGCCCCGCCTGCGCCGCCAAGGGCGAGGACAAGCGCCAGGAGCATCTATTCATACGAAAGGACGGCAGGTTCGGGTGCGCCAAGTACCCCAAAGACAAGGCGCACAGGTCGGCCATAGCCAAGCAGGTTGGGCTACCCAGCGCCCAACCACGGTCCCTGATCGTGCCAATCAAGCCATTGCGAACCCATAAAACCACCATTAGGCGGTCATTTGGGACAGATGGGACGCCTTTTTCTAACCTACGCGCATACGCAGAAAATATAAATATACATACAGATAATGTATGTAATGAAATAGGCGCAGGTGTAAAGGACTTTGAAAAAGCTGTCCCAAACGTCCCAGAATTGGACAAATCGTTGATGGACAACGAAAGTGAGGAAAAGTGGGTTGCCCCGACATGGATGCAGGCAGAAATCCGCTCTTGGGGATGGCTGAATGCAGCGGTGAGGGAGCTGGATGCCCGACTTGTGGGCGCAAGTTGGGATGGCGAGTTGCATGGGGATTGGAGGATCGCCAAATGAGGATGGGTGGATTTGAGCTTGAGCCTTGGGATGTGTGGGCAGATTACGCCAAGCAGTCTCCAACTATGGTCAGGGTTGAGTTATGGAAGGAGCGGTATCGTGCGGCAGACAAGAACTGGCCGAAGAGGCAACTCGCAATCAGGATCGCCAAGATGGCGTTTGTATTGCAGAAGCAGGTTCCTAGGCACAAAAGACTGACCAAGGAGGAAATGGAGAAGTTCTTGGATTTTTAATTGATTCGGGTGGTGCTATACTACCCCAATGAAACGCCCCGGCCTCTACGCAAATATCAACGCTCGCCGCAAGGCTGGCACCTCCCGTCCTAAATCCAAGTCTACCATCAGCCCTCGCATCTGGCGTATGATGAAAGCCAAGCGTGGCGGCTTCAGTGAAAAGCCCAAGGGTTGACCTGGCCTGGGCGTATATCGAGTTGCTCCTGACAGAGAACTCCCGCCTGCATCAGACCATAGGCAAGGTGGACCGACTCTGTGGTGACATCTTAGCCGACTGCTCCCGCGAGGTGTACGAGGCCAACATGGTAAGCCTGACAGATGATCTGGAGGACTTGGGAAAGTTCCTTGAAGTACACCAGGAAAAGATTAAGCTACTGGCAGGAGCATTAAACCAATGAGACAATCCCCATGCAACAGGCCGGTGCGTACCCCTGGAGGGTCAAAGAAGTTTAAGGTTCGAGCCTGTTCTGGCGGCAAGTCCAAGACCATTCGCTTCGGTGATCCCAAGATGACCATCAAGAAGTCCATACCCGGA